TCAGGCGGGAAAATCGATCCGCAGCGCAGTCGAAGCGGCATTCCGTCCGATCTGGCGGACCGCGAAGTAGTGCGGCGCACCGGTCGGCAAGCCGGCGATCTGGTCCGCCGTGATCGAGAGGGCAGAGGTCGTCGTTTGCCAGCGCAGCACCGGTGTGTCCGGATCACCGAGCGCGATCTCCCAGCGCTCCGTCTCTTCGTTCAATGCCGTGTCGACACCATCGCGCCACAGCCACGCGCCGCGCGCGCGCCGTGTCCACTTGAGTGTGATCGCGCCATCTATCTCGCGGGCAGCCTTGCCATGGACCGGCGAGAGCGGGCGGAGTGTCGCGCTGGGGTCGCTGATCGGCACACTGACAGCCGCCGTGTCGCCAAGGCCAACAGCAACGATGCGCGTCGTTGCCGGATCCCCGATCAGCGAGGGGTCGAGTTGCACGAGATTGTCCTCGATAAGGACAAACGGCTCGCTGGCGAGATGGGTGCCGATGGCCCATTCGGTGCCGCCGCGCCCGCGTAGCAAGTTGCTCAATCGCCACACTCCGTCACCGAGCGGTGCGGCACTTGCGAACTGCACGATTTCGTTGCCAACGCGGGCACGGTTCGCGCCTTGGAGCAACTGCGCGAGGCTCGCCTCGTTCAGGGTCTGATCCGGCGCGGCAAGGGCAATATCCAGCGTCGATGTGCGATCCAGCAGGAGCGGCGAAGCGGAGGCCAAGGTTCCAAGCGTGTGGCCCATTCGTGCCCGGGTTCGGCCGGTCGAGCCGATCGAGACGAGCGCGCCACCATCTCCGCCGAGATCGGCCAGCAGGGAGGCGCCGGTCCAACCGGCGCTGGCGCCTGACGCCGCAGCAAACACCGCAGGGCTGGTTCCGCTGCCGGTCCCGTCCCACGGCAAGGCGAAGGCTTCCAGTACAGTCCGTGTGCGGGCAAGATCGATCGCAGCATTGAAACGCCCGGCATCGGCTGCACCCGCCGGACGGGCAGTGTTCGTGCCCTTTGACGGGCACGCGGTGAGCGACAGCAGAACGCCATCCTGCTGCCATTCCCACTGTGCGACGCGCCACAGCCCAGAGGCGATCGGAGCCTCTACGAAGGCCCCGGGGACAATCGCCGGGTCGATCTCCGTCACGCGGTAGCTGATGGTGTCGGCAGGTCGGGCCGCGCGACGACCTGCGCTGCTGGCAAGTGCTTGCGCTTCGGCTGCACTGAGCGCTGCGGGCAGTTCGATCACTTGCAGGTCGCCCTGCTCACTCCGGCCGATCCCGCGCTGCAACCCCGGCTGGTAGTCCCTCGCCGTATCGTAGTACCGGACGCCGCATTGCCGCACGCGCGGCAAGGGTTCCCGCTTGCGCGACCAGCCGCTCGCCTTGGCTTCGGACGACTGGCCATCCTTGTTCGCTGCCGCTGGCGCCGGCAGCAGCCTCGGCGTCACCAACCCGGTCGGTTCCGCCGCATGAAGCGAAAGGGTGCCCCCCGTTACCGCACAAGCGATGGGCACGGCTTCGGCAATCACCGCGAGCGCATCCCCAGCCGACCCCTGATCGATGCTGAACCCTGCGAGGCTGGTCTCGAGATTGCTGACCGCTGCTTCCGGCAGGATCGCCCGCGCCACGGCGCCGATCGACGTGCTGCCCGCGTCGCCGAGAATCTCGAACGTCAGCGAGGGGATGCGGTTGCCATAATCCGCCAGTTCGAGGTCTTCGAACACGACATAGGCAAGGCCGCGATAGGCGGGACAGCGCGCGCTCCCTTCGGCCTGGGCCATCAGCAAGTCCGCTGCCTGATCGCCATGCCCGAGATGGACCCGCAGCTTGCCGCCGACTTTGAGGTCGCCGTCGGCCCCGCGCAGAAGATTGCCATCGGCCCAGACCCGCCCGATCCCCGCAATCGGCCTGCTGCTCACCGCTACGGCGAACGAGGACGTGTAGGTATAGCTCGTCACCGAAGGCCGTCCCTTGCCGCCGCCCGCCGTATCCTTGTGTTCGACAAGTTCGGTTGCCCAGATCACGCTGCCTGCGGCCCGCATCTTCCCGAAATGCAGCGGCAATGCCGATCCGTAGCTCGATGTCTGGACCGTCAGGTCCTTCAGCCGCGGCCCTTCGACCTTGCGCCCGCCGATGATGGCCGTGTCGATCTGGCGACCGACCAGCGCCCCGATCGCGCCCCCCAGCGGGCCCCCGAAGATGGAGCCGAAAGCGGTCAGAAGCAGTGTAGCCATAAACCTCAGTTCCCGTTTTCATGCTTGGGACCCGGCACGCGCCAGCAACCAGTAACCGGCCAGGGCAAAGCGCCGGGCAGAAAGGTCACCCTTCCGATCCCCGCATGTGCATGGACGAAGCCGCCGGTCGCCGAGACGGCAAGATGCGCCTGAACCGGGTTGACCATCGCCAGCGCCACGTCGGCATCTGCCAGCGCAACCGGTTCGAAAAGATTGGCTTGTGCGAATGGCAGCAGGCCGATCACCGAAGCGGAGCGCAGGCGGTATCCTGTCGGCACGACGGGCTCGATCCCTGCACGGCGCATGGCTTCGGCCACCACCCCCACGCAGTCGAGGCCGGTCGCCGGATCTCGGCCGTGCAAGCGAAACCGCACGCCGACCAGACTCATCGCAGCCTCCGCTAGTACCTTGGTCATCGCGGCGGTGCCGGATAGCGGGTCAGCAGATCGTTTCCGGGCAGGAACGGCTCGCCCTGAAAATTGACCGCATTGCCAAAGCGGTTCGCGCACGTGTCGAGTGTGTGGTCGCAACCCTCGCGCAGTTCGACCCGCGTTCCGACGCTGATCTGCGCAGCTGTTGTCCGGTCAACGAGCAGTGAGGTCCCGTCGACAGCCTCGATTCGCCGGACGATCCCCGCCTCTGGGCCATCGATCCAGCGCAGGGTGCCAAACGCTAGCGAGGAGGCTGGCGGGCCTCCCGCCACACGCACTGAGCTGCCGTCTGCAGACATCGCTGCCAGGCTTGCCTGATGCGTGAACGCCGCGGCTGAAAGCGTGCAGCCCTCGCCGCAGAACTCGGCCCGGCAGGTAGGCGCAGTGCGCGGCACGATTTGCCGTGCCAACAAGTCTTTGACCGATCGCAGCTCGGCGGAAAACCCGGAGCCCTCATGACCAACTGTGCCGATCGTGCCCGCATAGAGCGTCATCCGTTCCAGCGTTTCCCAGTCGACCAGTCCCATCGCGATCGATCCACCGTCGAACCGGCCTGCGGCAAGGTCAGCCTCACGGATGGAATCGTGGCTCAGCGCGCCAGCCACTTCGGCGCTGTCGGCCTCGAAATCCGCGGTGCGCCGGATCGCTGATGGCACCATGCCCGGCGCGGTGCGGTGGAGCAGCCCGTCGAACATCAGATCGCGGTCGTGGCTGGTGAAACCCAGCGTCACGCCGTCGCGCCGTTCAAGCCGCCACCAGATCGCCACAGTCTCGAGCGGCTGACTGAACCAGATCCGCGTGCTCTCGGGCATGTCAGGCATCCTCGCGCAGTTCGATCAGCGGCACGCTCGGCGCCTCTCCGGCGGCAAACGCCGCGCCGGAGACATCAAGCCGGTCTTCGGCGAACCGCACCGGTACATCGAAGAGGAACCCGGCGCGGATTGCCTTTCCGGCGGCCGGGGCATCTGCAAAGACAATCTCGCCCAGCGCATCGAGCGACCAGTTGGTCACCGCCGCGCCGTCCACGCTTACCAGCACGCTTTCCTTGCGCGGCCGGGTAATCCTGCGCTGCTGCGCGTCGAGCCCCGAGCCATATGCCTTGACCAGTGGAAAGCGCGCCTGCGCGCCGTTGCCCGTTCCGATCAGCTGATCAAGCGCGGTTGGCACTCCGATCATCCCGTTGGAGCTGAAGTCGGACGGATCGCGCAGCCTGAACCCGCGCGCCTGGCCACGCCGCGCGCGGAAGAATGCGATCAGGTCGCCCAGCTCGGCCTCCGAACGTACGCCCGGCCCGACATCGAACCGCAGCCGTGCATCGGCCCACAGGCTGTTGCGCCGCTCGAAGCCCGACGCCGTGATCGTCACATTCGTCGAGAACTCGGGCGTGACCGTCGCGGATCGGCCAATCGCAATAGGGAAGAGCACATCGTCGAAGGGCTGCATGATGTCGTCCTCGCTGGCTGCTCCTGCGGCAGCGTCGGGTAAGCGGGTGAAACCGTCGCGAGCCACTTGCGGCAGCGCCCAGATGAAAGTCTCGGCCACGCCCAGCGCTTGCGCTTCGCTCGCCCCCGCGTCGATGAGCGGCCACTGTGCCTCGGCGTCCGCCTTGTTCAGCACGAAGCCTGATAGGTAGTGCTGCCGGGAGCGCGGATAGCCGAGCCGGGCTTCCGCTTCCGCGCGTCCCCGTGTCCGGCGCGCCTCGAACCCGGCCGTCAGCCAGTCATAGTCCTCAAGCTGCAGCACATCGAACGCGGGCGAGGCCCACCCGGTCGGCAGGTTGGCCCGCCGCGCCTCCGGTGTTGCAGGGTCCAGAACCGTCGGCAGAAAAGTCAGCAGCAGCGTCTCGCATGGTGCGCTTCCCGCCGCCGTGCGCACCGCCGCTGTCAGGCTCGCAGTCGAGGCCGCCAGCAGCGCACCCGCCGCATCGAGCAGCGATTTCTGCGCAGCATTCAGCGGCGCGCCAAGATCAGGAATGACCACCGGGTTCCCGCCCAATGCCGCCTTGGCCGAGTCATCATAAATGCAGATCTTGCGGTCTGCGGTCACCCACCACCAAGGCTCGCCAACCTGATAGCGGACAGGCAGGCCCGCCTCGGTCAGCAATCCGGCGAGCCGAACAGCCACCTTGCGCAACCAGCCCATAGCCGCCGAGTTGGCTGGCGAAAGCAGCGCCGAAGGCGTCGACCATCCGGTCCGCGCGGGCGTTCCGTCTGCCGTCCGCTGCTGCCAGGCTGCCGGACAATGCTGCGCCAGCAACTCATATGATTGCGACAGGATAACCGTGTATCCCATCGCCTTCGCAGCCGACAGAAAACCGCTGTGCCAGCGCTCTGCCGCAGCATTGAGCGCAGCTAGCGCCGGGTCGACCACGAAACCATTCGTACCATCCGGCGACAGCGGGAAGAAATGGCTCATCCCCACGTAATGATTGATGCTGCCGCGATAGCCGAGACTGCGAATGCTGCGCAGCAATCGAGCCGGCGTCTGGTTGTAAGCATCGTCATAGCCGGTCGCGATGCAAAGCCCATGCGGTGGCACCATCACATCCCCGATGGTGAGCATCGGCTTGTGCCCGCTGCAGCGCATCGCGCTCAGTTCGGCCCAGCCCGTCACCGCCGATGCAAAAGGCGTCGTCGCTGTCGCTGAATAGCCCGGAGAAACGAGCGAAATGAACATCCGGTCGATATCGGAAGGATAGACCAGGTCGGCCTCGCCCGGCAGCAGGAATCCGCCAGCAAGCGAGGAGAACGGCAGTGTCACCACCGCATCGGTCGGCGTCCCCACGGCATAGTTCCACAGCCGCACATACCAGCCGCGTGGATTGCCCGCTGCATCGCGCCCTTCGATGGTGAGCGTCGGTCCGTTCACCGCATCGAGCGGCAGCACCCCGCTCGAACGCCAGCGGAACGACAGCGTCAGCCGGGCATAGTCACGGTCTGTGTCATAGGCGAGGAGCGGGTGATCCCACCGGTCCGCGCTTTCCCAGATCAGCCCGATCAGGTCGTTCGCCTTCTGGAATACCGCATCGACGCGCAGCGCATCCGGTGCCGTCGTCACCACCGATGCCATCGCCGGACGCGGAAAATCGACTGTCCAGAACCGCGGATCGAACCGCTGGATCGTGTCGGTCGCCTGCACGGTGCGACGGCTTGCCAGCCAGAAGCTCATGGCCCCTCGTTCCTTCTCAATAGTCGCTCAGGGCCCGGCGCACCGCCTGCGCCACCTGACGGCTGGAGCGGCGCAGGCTTTCCGGGCTGCTGCTGCCTTCCGGTGCTACCACCCGGATCGAGACATTGACCGAGCGGTTCCCGCCGCCACCGCCGCCAGCATTCACTTGTCCCGCCGAGGTCGGCACAAACAGCTCCGGACCGCGTTCGCCCACGATGTAAGGCCGCCCCGGAGAGACCGGCCCACCCGTCGCGCGTCCCGGCAGGCCGAACAGCGAACCGATCAGGCTGCCGATACCGAGGATCCCGCCGCCTCCGCCCGCGCCCGCACCACCGATCCCGATCGAAGCGAGGCCGCTGCGCAGCGCTTGCGCCGCGATATCGTCGATGACCCTCAGCGCGATCTTGCGCAGATCCTCGAAGCCGAGGCTGCCGCGCCGCACAGCACTCAGCAGGCCGCGTTCCAGCACGTCACTGCCCCGGCTAAAGCCGTCGACCAGGATCGAATCAAAGCTGCTGCGCATCTGGCCGATATCGCTGGCAAACCCGTCGGTGCTGGCCCGCACGTCGACGACCAGCGTTGAAAGACTATCCATGCGTGTCGCGCTCCATCATCGCGGTCAACGTCGTGCGGTCGATCCCGTCTCCGGGCGGCGGGGCGGCGGCCATCGCGATCGCCATCAATTCTGCCGGCGTCGCTGCCCAGAACGTATCCGGGGTCCAGCCCACCAGCAGCGCTGCCTGGCCGGCCAGCCGCGTCGCCGTCTCGCCAAAGCGTACTTCGGCCTTGGCGCTCATCCGCCGCCCTTCAGGACCTGGACCAGCAGGCCGCGCAGTGCCGGCGCGCAGGCGGCAAGCCCGGCCCGTGCCACCGCCTCGGCAAAGTCCTCGCGGCTCTGGTCTGAGGGATGCGCCAGACAATGCCAGAACAGCGCCACCATCTCGCCCAGCTTGAGCTCGCCGCCGCTCGCCCGCTCGACGAGTGCGAACAGTGGCCCCAGCTCTTCCTCGGCGGCCACCAGCGCGCCGAAGCTCGGACGCAACACATGCATCACGCCGTCCAGCAGCAAGCCGGCCTCACCGCGATGCGGATTGGCGATCACATCCGCGCCGCTCATACCTGCGCCACCGCGCCCGAGCTCTCGAGCGAGAGCGTGTAGTTGCGCTCGCCGTTGAAATCGCCCGCATAGTCGAGCTTCTGGACGAGGAACTTGCCGCGCATCTTCTCGCCGCCCTCGAACGAGAGCTCGTAGTCGGTGATTGTCCCGGCCAGTGCATTGCCGCGCACTTGCGCCTCGGCGGCGCTGCCCAGGAAGATCCCGGCCGCGCTCACGCTCACCGAGCGCGTGCCGGCGCCCGACAGCAGCTCGCGCCATCCCCCGGAATCCTTGCTGGTCACCACCACCAACTCGCCATTGATCGACATCTGCGTCGTGCGCAGCCCGGCCACGGTGTTGTAGGTCGGCGTTGCGGCGCCATCGCTGATCTTCAGCAGAAACGCGCTTCCCTTCTGTGCAGGCATCTCGGTTCTCCTGTTTGGTAGGATGTGATCGTCAGGGCAGTGGGACGTGGCGCGCTCAGGCCGCCAGGACCCGTGCCCGGTATTCCAGCACCAGCGCACGCAGCGCCTCGCCGCGCTGCTCGGCCCGGGCCTTGAGGAATGTCAGGCTGGCGATGCGGAATCCGGCTGCGCTCTGGTCTGCCGGCAGGCTCTCCATCCGTGCCTCGAGCGCGCCGATCAGGTCGGCCTCCGCCAGTTGCTCGTAGCCCCGGTAATTGAGCTCCAGCGCGATCCTTATCTCGCGCCCACGCCCGCTCTTGTTGCTCCAGTCGGTGCTCGCGCTCGCCGTCAGCGCAAGCCAGGGCAGCGCGGTCCTGATCGGCGCTTCCTCGACAATCGCGTTGAGCCCGGCGGCCAGGACCGGATCGCCGGCAAGCCAGCCGATGACGGCCGCACGAAATGCCAGTTCCATCGCTCACTCCTGTCAGAGCAGGGGCCACAGCCACCGCGGGGATCGCCAGTTGGCGGTGTTGTCGGGCGCAGCGCGCTGTGCGGCCCTCGCTTCGGCAATGCGCCGTGCGGCGGCGATCAACTGCTGCTGCACTTGCGCAAAGTTGCTGCTGGTCCTGCTCATGCGATGCGCATCCGCCGCCAGGGCCGCCACAGCGCCGCCACCGAAGCCGGCGGCCCGGCCATCGCCTTGTCATTGTCCCGCGCGCGGTGCTGGTAGGCGGCCCAACGCACGATCCCCTGCTGGATCGCGTCGGGCAGCGTGTCCCAGCTTTCGGCCATCCCGGCTGTGAACCTTACCGCGACACGGGTCTGGTCGATGGGCTGCGCCAGACGCATGCGCCCGGTGCCATCACCGTCGATGTCAATGTCGTAGCCGTTCGGAGCCAGCGCCGTGCGCGTGCCATCCGTGGCCACGGCCACCACGCCGGTAATCGCCCTGACCGGCCGCGTCGCCAGCGATTGCCATTCGCCAGTCGCGGTCAGCACTTCCTCGCAGCCCGATACGAGCGGCATCGTGCCGATAAATCCTTCGCACAGCTCCAGTGCGGTCCTGATCAAAGCTGTCAGCTCCGCGTCATCGCGCGTCATGCTGATGCCGAGCCAGGCCTTGAGCTCGGCGAGCGCCGTCGGTGCCAAGGTCGGCGGCGCGGTAATTGCCCGCTTCATGGCAATCTCCGGTGTTCGGGGGATGCAAACATCCCGCGCAGGGAAAGGGGGCGTCCGCGGCGTGAGGGGAGCCGCCGCGGACGCGGAGGCGGGCGCGTCAGGGGATCACGCACCCGCCTCAAGCCATCAGGTCGAGATCTTCAGCAGCTTGATCGCGTCGCTGTCGAGCACCTGCCCGCCCACCCGGCGCGTCGCATAGAACTGCACGTAGGGCTTGTTGGTGTAGGGATCGCGCAGGATCGTCGTCGCGGTCCGCTCGGCGATCAGGTAGCCGGCCTTGAAGTTGCCGAACGCGATCGGGAAATTGCCGGCGCCGATGTCCGGCATGTCCTCGGCCTCGACCACCGGGTAGCCAAGCAGGCGGCTCGGCTGGCCATCGACGATCCCCGCCTGCCACAGGAACGAACCGTCGGCCGACTTGAACTTGCGCACGGCAGCGAGCGTCGCAGAGTTCATCATCCACACCGCGCCCTGCCGCAGCGCTGCCTTCATCGCGAAGACAATGTCGATCAGCTTCGACTCCGGCGTCGCATCGAACGCATTGGCATTGCCCGATGCGATGAACTGCAGCGTACCGAACGGGCGGGCCGTATCGTTTTGCGCCGCCGTCGGGCCGGTCAGGAAGCCGCGCGGCTGGTTGGTGCCGGTACCATTGATGAACGCCGCACCCTCGGCGCGGGCAAACTCGGTGGCGATCTCGCCCGCCAGCCAGCTGCCCACATCGAACGCCGCATCGTCCAGCATCTGCTGCGTCGCCGAAGGATTGGCATAGAGCTCGCCCAGCGGCGGCGCGATCTCGGCCAGCTTCGGGCTGTTCGTCTCGATCCGCGCGCCGGTCTCGCTCGCCCAGCCCGAAGCTGTGCCGCCGATCGAGATCAGGCGGCGGAACCCGCTCGTGCTCGTCTGCACGACATTGGCCACGCTGCGCACCGGGCTCAGCTTGACCAGGCGGCGCGCGATCTCGGCATCGATTGATCGCGGCACGGCAAAGCCGCCGTCGGCAGCCGAGCCGATCGACAGCGACTTGAGCTCGGTCTCGCGGCCCATCCGCAGATAGCCATCCACGAAGCCCTTCAGTTCGGGCGAAGCGTCGGCCATGTCGGCGCCGCCGATCGCATTGCCGATAACCGGGCGCACTGCCGCGCGGTTCACCTTGTCGAGCCTGCCCTTCACTTCGGCGATATCACCGCGCAGTGCTTCGAGCGCAGCCGCGGTTTCATCCTGGCGCGCCATGATGTCGAACGACGCGTCGAACGCGTCGGCCTTGGTCTCGATTGCGCCGATTGCGGCGCTTTCGGGGGTGTTGATGTCCATGGAACCGAACGTCCTTTCTTGGGTCACGAAACGGGTTGGGAGTTAGCTGGCGCCAACCGGCCGCCATTGCTGTCGACGTAGTGGACCCGGGCCAGCTGCTGCATGGGCCGGGTCACCAGGCTGACTTCGATCAGGTCGACGCTGCGGAGCTCACGCCCGCCGCCCTGCGGTGCGGCATCGCGCACCCGATATCCGAACGAGAGGCCGTTCACCGCGCCTTCGGCCAGCGCCTTGGCAGCGGGTCCTGCACCGGGCGAAAGCGAGGCGATCACGCGCAGGCCGTGCCGGTCTTCCTCGGCCAGTTCGACCCAGCCGATGCGCTGCCCAGTCCGGTGCTGCCACAGCAGCGGCAGCCGCACGCCCGCCTCCTTGCGCGCCGCCAACGTCTCGGCAAACGCCCCCGGCACGATCACGTCGCCGCCGCTGTCGCGCTTGCCGAACACGGCGGCATAGCCCGCAAAGCGCAGCTCCGCCGGCGCCGAAGTCGCCGCCGCGCTCACTTCAGCACGTCCTGCGATCCGAAACGGACCGCGATGCCCAGCAGCAGCAGCGCCAGCACGCCGCGCACCACCCAGCCCACCACCGCCTTCCACGCGCTCGCCTTGGCATCGCGCCAGGCCCGCAGCAGCTCACGCAGCTCGGCAAGGTCCTCGTGCGCGGTCTCGTCGGCGAGGCCCATCTGCTCCAGCGCCCGCGCCGCGCCCAGCTCGCTCGCCTCTTCGACGACGGCCCTCAGGGTAATCAGGTCAGAGCCTTCGCTCCCGGCCTGCGCCAATAGGCCGGCCAGCATGTCCTCGCGCTTCATGTCAGGTTCTCCGCAAGGCCGAGCATCTGCCGCTTCTCGGCGGGGGTAAGGAAATCGGCCGCGGTCACCTGCGACCACAGCGCCTGCCGGTCCTCGGCCAGCGCCGGTACCCGGTCGAGCTCGACGGCCAGCGACGCCTCGGCAAACCAAGGTGCCAGCCCCTCCGCCAGCGCATCGAGGATCTTCCCCGCCAGCGGCAGCAGCGTCAGCCGCCAGAGCGCCCGGTTGGCCTCGCGGTAGTTCGAATAGGTGTTGTCGCCCGGCAGCCCGAGCAGCATCGGCGGCACGCCGAATGCCAGCGCGATGTCCCGTGCTGCCGCCGCCTTCAGCGTGGCGAAGTCCATGTCCGCCGGGCTCAGCGCCAAGGTCTGCCACTTGAGCCCGCCTTCCAGCAGCATCGGCCGCCCGGCATTGGTCTCGCCGGAAAACGCTGCCGCCAGCTCGGTCTTGATCCGCTCGAACTGATCCGCGCTCAGCGCCGCACCAGGCTCACCCGGATCATAGACCAGCGCGCCCGATGGCCGCGCTGCATTCTCCAGCAGCGCCCGGTTCCATCGCGCGGCGGCATTGTGGATCGCCACGGCCTCGTCAGCCGCTTCGAGGCAGCCTGCGCCATAGTGGTCATCCGCTGGGTGGAAGGCCCGGATGTGGATGAGATTGGGCCGACCAAACTCGTCCACCGCATCGATCTGCAGCGTCGTCTCGCCCAGTGTATAGCTGAACGCCGCCGGCCAGCCCTTGCTGTCAGGCAGTACCCGCACCCGCTCGGGCCGCAGCGCGAACAGCTCGGCCGGTTGCCCGTCGGCATCGCGCAGCACTTGCACATAGCCGTTGCCGTGCAGCAGCAACTGGCTCGCCAGCGTCTCCAGCAGCGCCTGCCCTGCGCTCGTTGCGCTCACCAGCCGGATCAGTTCCGGTTCCGAAGCGCTCAGCGGCGCGCTTCCCACGCCCTCCGCCACCAGCCGTACCGCACGCTGCGCCACCGGGTTCTTGAGATAGGCCTCGCGGATCGCCGCCGGATAGTTCAGCGGCCCGCGCGCTTCACCGCCGCGCCACTGGAATGCCTCGGCCCAGGGCGAAATGAACCCGCGCGCCAAAGGCGCACGTTCGGAAACCGCGGCGCCCTTGAAGGCCGCCGCGAGGCTTTGCAAAATCGACATGTCCAGCCTTTCAAATTGTCTCCCCTCCTGCTCGCGGGAGGGGCAACACCGTCACGCCCCCCCGTTTGCGGGAGGGGCCGGGGGAGGGCGTGTTCGGCCAAGCGCGAACCTTGGCCCCTCAATCAAACCAGATGCGCGGCTCTCCCGTGCGTCCCAGCATCAGCTCGCTCAGCGCCCAGACACAGGCATCGGCCCGGTCCGGCGACCGTCCGGGGCCCTGATAGGTTCCGCCGGGCAGCAAGCCGCACAGCTCGTCTTCCAGCCGCGCAAAGAACCCGGCATGGCGCACCCGCCCTGCCTCGTAGAGCGCTGCGACGGGTTCGGCCCGTGCCGCTTTGCCGCGCCGTGCATAGGCGAGCCTGAGTGGCAACGCCGCATTGGCCGCCCGCAGCACGGACTCCACCATCGCGCCGCCCTGGTTGGCCTCGGCCACTACCCGGTCCGCCGACCATGCACGGGCCGCGTCGGCCACCGCGCGCGCCCAGCGCTCCGGGCTGGGCTTCTCCACCGAAGCGTCCGCCAGCACCCGCGCCACGCCATCTTCGCTCAGCCCACAGACCACGATCCCGCAGGCATCGCCGTCAGCGCTGGCCGGCGGATCGACACCGACAACCACGCGGGTCATCCCCGGCGCCGCACCGTTCTCGCGGCAGGCCTCGAGCAATCCGCGCGTCCACAGCGCGCCCGGCAGATCATCGATCAACTCGCCATCCAGTTCCTGACGGCCCAGCAAGGTGCCGCCGAACTCCCGAGTTACATCGGTGATGAACCGCCCGGGCAGGTTTTCCGCATTCTCCAGCGTCGATCCCCGCGTCAGAACGACATCGTCAGCCTGGCCGACTTGCGCCATCAGCCGCCGGACCAAAGGCACCGCGCGCGGCGTCGTCGTCGCCACGATCTGCGGCGCCTCGCCCAGCCGCAGGCCAAGCATCAGGTTGTCCCAGCACCGCCGGGCCTGCCCTTGATTGTCGTCCCACTTGGCGATCTCGTCGCACCAGGCATGGCTGTGCTGCGGCCCGCGCAGGGCCTCGGCGTCCGCCGCCGAATAGAGCAGCGCCTGTGCTCCGGTCGGCCACACGATCCGCCGCAGCGAGGGTTCGTAGCGGGGTCTCATGTACGGCGAGCTTATTGCCATCAGCCCGCTCTCGCCTTCCACCATCACGCTGCGTGCCTCATGCAATGACGAGGCGACGAGCGCGATCCGGGCCTCATGGTTGCTTTCGGCCACCATCCGCACCCACTCCGCACCGGCTCGCGTCTTGCCGAAGCCGCGCCCCGCCATGATCAGCCAAACTCGCCAGTCGCCTTCCGGCGGCAGCTGCGAGGCCCGCGCCCACATCGGCCAGTTCGTGAGGACAACGGCGCGCTCACCCTGATCGAGCTTGTCGGGAAGCTTCCGGGCAAGCCCGTCCACATCGTGGCGTAGAAAGTCGAGCCGGTCCCGCCTCACGCTGGATCCTGGGGCTTGGGCAGGATCGCCACGGCCATAGTGGCGGCGTCGCGCTGCGCTTTCGCCTCCATGACCCGGCGCCGCAGTTCGTCGACCTTGCGATCGATCGCGGCCCGGATTTCCTCGGCGCCGGTATGGCTCCGCTGGGCGCGTTCACGTGTCGCCATTTCCCGGTGTGCTGCCAGCAGGCGCAGCGCGGTGGCGTTGTCGAAGGTCCTGACGCCTTTCTTGGCGCCGGTGGCGGGCTTCACCTCGCCGGTGCGGAGCCGGCAGAGCAGCTCCATCTCGAGATTGTCGTAGCCTTCGCAAAGCGCCACCTGCCACTCGCGGTTGAACTCGTGATTGAGTCGCCGCCGGGAATAGGCGGTCGAAACATCGACTGATGCCGCGCGGGCCGCCGCCGCGACATTCGAGGTATCCGCAAGCGCGGCAAGGAAGGCGTCGACCCACCCGGGTCGAGCGTCCGACTTGGTGCGACGCAAAGGGGCGGCGGTGCGCGGTTTGCGCGCGTTGGATCGCTGGGCCAT